CCCTTTAATCCGTTCCCAGTGTATAGGGATCTCAAACGGTGTAATAACATGTAACTGTGGTACAAACTCTGTAAATGCTGCGCCTTCTGCAACGTCCCAGTTGCCATCTAAAAGCTGTTGTCGTTGTGTTGGCGGTAAAGCCTGTAGCATCTTTTCGTATCTGCCGTCATGCGCTAAGAACGGATTGTCCTGCAATCTAGCAGGTATAAACTTTCTTGTTAGACCATCTGCGCCTTCAAAAGATTCATTTGGTAAACAAGGGTCTATGTAACGCTTCTTAACCCATGTAGCTCCTATACCGCCCGGATTTGCTGTGCAACGCATATAAGGCACAATCTCTGAGTCGGTGGTTCTAAGTCTTGAAGCTAAGTAGTTCCAAGCAAATTCTGTAGGCAGGTGTGTAATCTCATCAAATCCTATCCAACTGTATGCCTGACCCTGATACCTGTATACATCTGCATCACGTTCCAAGAAGCCAAACTCAATCTTTGCGCCACTTGGGAAGTTCCAAAGCTTCTCCACCTCTTTGTATTTACATCCCGGAAATGCTTTCGGGTACAACTCTCTACTCTTGTCTATAAGCTCTCTAAGTTCTGGCATAGAGCGTCTTATGATTAGACCTCTGTGAGCGGGTCTGTGAGCGTATCTAAGCGGGTCTACGAGCATGGCATAGGACTTACCTCCCCCTGCTGCTCCACCGTACAGAACGTCTGTTTCTGAGGCTGCTAAGAAGTCTTCTTGTGGGCCTTCGTTGGCCTTGAAGATAACCTCTTCTTTTGCTTCTTCTGCTAGGGCTTTTGGTAAGTTTCCTAGCTCTTGTTCCTCAATTACATTTGAGACTGCGTTACCATCTAGTTTGTTTAAAGCTTTTGTAGTTGTTTTAATAGACTGTTTATAACTATCTACTTTGTTTTGAGCTGATTTAAGCTTCTTTTTCTTTTCTTTAACAGCCTTCGTTGCGTCCATCTTTGCTTTAGTTCTAGAATGGTAATTATAACCACGGCCTTTAGATCCTTTTGCCCTACCTGTTTTTTTACGCGGTGTACCATCAACCTTGAGTATGAACTCTCCGTTATCGTCTGTTGCGTAGTTATCTGGGTTTAGCTCCCAATCAGTCATCGCGTTTGTCAGCTATCTTTTTTAAGCCCATGTGACTAATAGTCCTTCCGGTCTTGTGTTCTAAAAACATTGCAGCTTCGCGCAGACTTAGTGTCTTCTGTTTAATCATCTCTATCATCTTATCTAGTTCTTCGAGCTGTTCTGGAATCGCAGTTAGTAACTCTACGTTACCTTCATCTAGCTTATAACCAAATGGAATAGTACTGCTAGATCTCCTCATAAGAACCTTCTAAGACTACTTCGTTTTTTGCGGGTAAAATAAACAAACCGCCATTTGTGTTGACAGTAACATCGAGACGGTCTGTTTTGCCTAGGCCCACACGGTCTAAGATAGTCTGTGCTGCCTGTATTCGCATGTTTGCTTGCGGTATAGGCTCTGAGCTATCCATGATTGCTACAAGCTTCATAGCAGCCTTTGGTGCGGATTGGGCTAAGATGTTTGTTGCTAAGTCTAAGATCTCAGTCTTCAAAGACTTAACAACTGCATTAGTGCTAGATTCAGCATATCCTGCCATCTCTGCTGCTCTTTTTGGATCACCTCCTACTTCAGTTAAGTAACTAAGGAAAGCTTCCTGCTTTGTTGTTAATTCTTTTTTGTTTGTCATATGCTATATTATAGGGTGAATATGGACATCTGTCAAGTCTTTTATGCTTTTTAGTTATAATAAAAGGTAAATAAGGGGGACTTCCTTATAAAAATGTATAAATATGAAATAGTTCTTGACAAAATGCTCATACACCCCTATACTTACATTAAGCCCCCCGGGGTTATACCTATATAGACATGGTATTCACTACTGTCTAACTCCCCCCTTCTAGCCCGTATATACTGTATTCACCTTTAAAGACTTTAAAGCTGCGGGGCTATCTGGTATACATCTCTTTTATCCCCAAAATGTATATGATTGTGTATATATACACCCACCCCCCCATGGCCTCCTGCCCCCCCGTAAAGTCTATAAAGACTTTCAAGTCTCTAGAATCTCTATCGCCTGCGCTAAAGACTTTAAAAGTCTTCTTAGTCTATCCAGCACTCCTTTAGACTCTGTCTAGTTTCCAAACTGAGAAGACTTTAGAGACTTTTAAGATTCTTTAGAATCTCTTTAAAAATCCTAAAGGATTTCAGAGGCTTAGCAGATTGTTTAATCTAAAGATTAACCTTCCATTAAGTTTTAAAGATTTTTAAATTCAGAGACTCCCGAAGGGAGAACCGCCAAAATCCTCTCGCGTGTTTAAAGACTTTAAAAGTCTTCAATGTGCATATGGCTGCATGGTAATATCATTACTGACAAGCGATAGAATAATCAAGGAGCTGTACATTCATCCAGTGTTTCCTCGCGCCTTGGATGATGCAGGCTTTCTTCGCACGATTTACAAAGTAAATTCACGCGCTAGAAAGTTGTTGACACCGACCACCAAAATCCGTAACTTTGGAAACGTCAAAACGACAACCAGCCAATCTCGGCAACCAATTTGGAGATACACCATGAATAATTTTCTTATGATCGACAGCAACAAAATTGCTACTGCTAAGCAGGTTTATGGAGTGGCTTGCCACTTTGCAAATATTCAGTCTAATGCTCCTTCGGAGCGATATGGATTGACCAAGGTGTTCAACGCCATTCTGAATAGTTTCTATCGGGGTCAAGATAGCTTTATGACTCACGGTGAAGTCCAAGACTTCAGAGAACATCAGGTTGTTCCGGCTCAATTTATTGAGTTGATTCAGAAGCCGAAGGCTAAAGCCAAGCCAAAGGCTAAAGCGAAGACGGTAGCTAAAGCTCAGACAGTTCAGCAAGCTGAGATTGCACTAGATGTCAAGAAGCCGAAGGCTGCACCGAAGAAAGCAACTCCGGTGAATAGCGTAGCTAAGAAGATGGATGGCAGGATCACTGCCCTTGAGACTAAAGTCTCTGAGGTTGACTCGAAGCTTGATGCTATCTTGGCTATCTTGAGCAAGTAAAAATAGAATTATAATCAGCCATGGATGGCTTAATAGAATTTATAAGGTGACGATAATGGAAAAGTTAATAGTTAAATTTGAATTAAATCCTACGTTAGATAACGCTAATAGAATATATAAGCACGAAAGAAAGCACCCTATGAGTGTTTGTGCTTTGAGTTCTGAACAAAGAAATATATTAAATAAAGCTATGGAGATGAGAGTATGAAAAATTATTATACATTATATGTCTTAACCCGTGAAGAGATGTACGGTACTCCAGATCAATGGTGTGATGAGTTTGGATCGTATGATTTATCAGAGATAAAAGATGAGATAGAATCTTGTTATTATGATCGAGTAAAGAAAGATATTCATATCTATAAGCACGAAGGCACTACTGAATCTCTATGCTTAGAATTAGATAGATTAAACAACCAACTAATGGGGATAGAATAATGAATATTATAAAGAAAGGTTATGAACTGGTACACCAAGAAACTGGAAAGCCTGCAACAGAGAAAGAAGTAGTTACTTGTTTTAGAGGTGAGTCTTATATTCTACAAGGTGGCAACCCACCACATAAACCTAGCAGTACTGGTAGAGTTTGGGTTGTTGGAGCATGTGACTTTAACAGAGAGTTTTTCCCCAGTGTAGTTAACTTAGAATGGAGAGAGTTATAATGAGAAATTCTAATCTATTAGTTACCAAGATCAGCGAAGTTCTTATCATCGGAATGTTATGTTATACCACTATCAGCTTCATAGAGTTACTCGTAGGATATGGGTAGCGCACTCTTTCACAACAGCATAATGCACAGGGAAAGGAGTTGACACTGACTCTCGATCCCTGTAGCTTGGAAAACGTCAACCAACCCAACGAGGTATTTTATGTATCAGAATCATGCAGTAAAAGTTCAGCAGTATGCACAACTATCAGCAAGTAATTTGTCTGATGCAACTTTAATGGCAGGACTGAGTATTCGACAGCCTTGGTTAAACATAGGCAAACAGATGATAGATGTTAAAACTAATAAGCTAAAGGCTAAATCACTTTGGGGTTTTAAGAAAGATACTTATACATATTTAGAATCTAATAAGCATAAAATGTTTGCTCAAGTTATGGCAGTAATCAATAGTAATAAAACAGATGCTAGTAAAGCTATGAGCTTGATGAAAATATTCCTGCGAGTTGATGGTTTAGGTATGGCTAAAGCAGGATTTATGTGTCAGTTGTCAGCAGGTTTAGTTGGTTGCATGGATAGTCATAATCTAAAGATGTATAACTTAGATGCTAAAGATTTCGTGTTAGTTAAAAACCCTAAGACTATCAAGAGCTTAGACGCTAATACTAAAAAGATTAGAAACTATATACAAATTTGTAATGAATATGGTACAGAGAATTTGTGGGATAGTTGGTGTAGTTTCTTAGCTACAAAGTCTACAAAGTGGAGAGATGCTAATCATGTTAGCGAAGTTCACTATACTTATTTAATTGGAGAAGTGAAATGAGCATGATGTCAATTGATCTTGTAAGAGTATACGACAAAGGCAGAGTAGTGCCAATGTATCATGTACATGGTATAACTAAAGAAACTTGGAAGGCTCACGAACCCATAGCTAATAGCTATTATGTGGGTCAGGACAACTATGGTAGTCCATTGTTTATGTCATATGAGTCAGCGCTCAAGGCATTAATGTTAGTCGGGTAATTAAACTTAAAATTGGAGAAGTGAAATGAATAACTTAATGCAAGAACTAGACGTAGTAATAAAGAAATATATTGATGATAGAGTTCAAGTCGATGTGAATTATCGAGAGAGTTTTATTCGGAAGCTAAGTGAGAAAGCTGATGCTCTAAAAGAAAGAGCGCAGGGAAACGAGACAGTAGCAGTGAGAGATGCTAATAGAATTGCGGCATTAGAATGGAAGCTAAACGATGCGTTAGAATCTATTGATACTTTAAATGCTAGAGTCAGTGAACTCCAAGATGATAGTGGTGCTGAGTTGTTTGTAC